CCGGCATAAGGAAGGTCTCGACCATGCCAAGGGCGGCGGCGTCCGTGGCCGGGGCGTGTTCGATGAGATTGCTGCCGCTGGCGATGCCGGGGATGACGGTCTGCGAGGGATCGTCGAAGTCGCCCCAGCAGGCGTTGCCCGCGCCATCCACCCACAGGGTCCAGCGGGACATATCAAGCCCAAAGGCCTGCATGCAGGAAAGCTCCAGCTTCTCGGCCAAGGCCCAGATGGTCTCGTTGCTGGCCGCAAAGCGTGGCAGCACCACACCTGGCGCGTCGATCTTGCCCAGCGGCAAGCCCGTGGCCCGCAGGGCATGGCGGAGGATGGCCTCCGGCGTCTCTTCCAAGTAGGCCTGGGTGATGCGGGTGCGGGCCAGAATGGCCTCTGGCCCCACGGCCCCAATCTCCACCTGGTCGGTTGTGCCAGGCCGAACCCATTCCACCGTGCCCTTCCACACGGCGGGCTCCACGCCCCGGTAGCCCATGTGCAGCTCCACGGCCTGGCCAGCCGCCAGGCGGCGCACCTCCGTTCCATCTGGGTCAGGCAGGGTCAGCCCGGCCCGGCAAAGGGGCGCATGCCGCACGGAGTTCAGCCACACGCGCGGGGCGCGGGGATATTCCCTGCCGTTGACGATGACGTAGGTGCGGATGCCGTCGATAGGCGTTTGCATGGCTACCCCACATCCACCTTGATGGCATATTCGTCAGCCGGATCTACCGAAGGCGCGCCGGTGGATCCGGAGCCGTCCTTGCCCTGCACCACACGCTGCTCGGCCAGCGTCACCGGGGGCGCGTGCTCCACAAACTTGAGCGTGGCCAAGACCACGTCCTCTTCATTGCTCTCCTTGGACACCAAGGAGGAAAAGACCACCTGGTCTATGCCGCGCGCGCGCAGGTGCGTGTTGACCACGGTAAGTATCTTGGGGTTGGCCCTCTTGCCGTAGCCCCGGAAGGTGCGATTCAGGCTGGCCAGCTTGTCAAAGCAGGTGCCGCTCTCATCGGAGAGCAGGGCTAGCTCCAGGGTGACTTCGGAGTCCTCCCAGCCCATGGGGGTCTTCTTCTTGCCGGAGAGCCCGTCGCTCTTGGCCTTGTCGAAGCGCACCTCGCAGCCCACGGTCTGGGACTGGAGCAAACCGGGCAATGTTTCGTTTCCCAGGCGCACCACGCCGTCTTCAAAGTACAGGTACCCGTCAGGCATCGTATTGCTCCAGGTAGCGTTGGATCTCGTCCACAAAGCCCTGGGCATCAGTGACACCAGGCAGGGCGAGGCTCGCGATGCTGATGTGGGTTGTGCGGCCACCGGAGCCCTCGCCCCCGGCCTTGCCCGACGAGTTCAGGGAAACTTCGGCAGAGGCTTCCAGGGCGGGCACAGCCTGGCCCAGAGCATCGTCCAGGGTGCGGCGCAGGTCAGGCGCAGCCGCCTGCATGCCCTGGCCCATGGTGCTCAGCGTGGCCATGCCCGAGGCCGTGAGCGTGGAGAGCGGGCCTTCCTCGGCGTCCGAGTGCGGTAAAAGCCGCCCAACCCAGTCCAAGGCCTGGCGTACAGCGTCAGCCGGTGCGGAGAGCATGGACATGATGCCGTCGGCAAAGGTGCTCAGCAGCTTGGCCCCGGCGTCGTAGAGGCTGAAGTTGGAGATGGCGTCCACAACGCTGCTGAACGCGCCATACAGCGCATCGGCGATGAGGCCGGGCAGGCCAGCTATGACGCTCACGAGCCAGAGGAACTTGTCCACCAGCCAGGGCAGCGCCATGCCGAGCAACTGGACCGGGGCAAGCAACATACGCAGGGCAAAGGCCACGGCCATGGCGGCCACGTAAACGATGGTGCCGAGCACCTTGCCGATGGTTGCCCAGTTGGAAGCGCCTGTGTCGGCGGCCTTGCCAGAAATCCAGCCGATCAAAACGGCGAACGGCTTGAGCAGGCTGCTCAGCGCCTGGCCCAGGGCCTCCAACACCGGGCCAAAGAGCCCGCCCAGCTTCTCGCCAAGCGGGGACAGGGCCTCCCAAAAGCTGGTGAAGAGCAGGCGGAAGCGGTTCACAATCCGGCCCACAGTGGTCACCAGGCCCGTCAAGCCAGCGGCCTCGATGTCCTTGGCCAGCTGGCCCTTGATCTCGCCCACGCCGCCGGTGAGGGTGGCGAACACGGCCATGACCCCACGCCCCACCAGGCTGATCTTGCTCCACCAGCGGTCGAGGGTGTCGGCCATGCCGCCAAAGTTGTTTCTGTACGCCAGGTACAGCGCGCCCAATGCGGCGATGACCAGCCACACAGGCCAGGTGATGGCCATGACCACAGCGGCAAGCGGGGCCAATGCGGTGGTCAGCATGGGCACTGCGGCAGTGACCAGCCAAATGGCACCGGAGAGTGCCGTGGCGGCGACGACGGCGGCGGAAATGCCGCCAATCAAGCGGAGCAGAAAGCCGACGATGGGGTTCTTGGCGGCCTCTTGCATGCGCAGCACGAAGTCGCTGATGGCCAGGACCACCATGGTCAACGCCGGGGAGAGGTGCTTCCCGAATTCCTCCGCCAGGTTCTGGGTGCGCTGCTTAAGTATGGCGAGCGCTGGCCCAAGGCCCATGTTCATGGACGAGGCCATGTTGTCCAGAAAGCCCCGCCCGTCTTTCATGGCGTCACCCACGGAGGAGATGGAGGTTCTGAGTTCACCCGACTTGCCGAGCAGGTTCTGGATCATGGCCCCGGTCTCCGCGCCAAAGGCCTTGGTGATCTTGTCCAGCTTCATCTGGTTCAACGGGCCGAGCTTCTTTTCCAAGTCAGCCAGCAGGTCCGGCATGGACCGCATTTGCCCCGTCGCGTCCGTGGCCTTGATGCCAAGATCTCCGAAGCCCTTGGAGGCGTCGCGGAAGAAGTTCTTGTACGCCGTGCCCGCGACAGAGGCCTCCATGGTGTTTTGCAGCGTGCCCAGGATGGCGAGCTGCTCTTCCAGGGGCCGGTTGGCGTTGGTCGCGGCGGCTCCCGCATTGCTCATGGCCTGGTTCATGGCCGAGCCGGTGGTCTTGAACAGCTGCACGCTGGAGGCCACACCGGCGTAAAGCATGGTGCCGAAGTTCTGGTCCGACATGTCGGCGTACATCTTCTTGAAGACGCCATAAGCGGTGGCTCCAAGGTTGGTCATGTCGGCGATGCTGGACTTGGTGGCCTGGCTGGTGACGGCGGCCAGCTCGGTGAAGGCCGCCACGCCAGAGTCGGACAGGGAGCTGATGCCGCTTTTGATGTCATAGGCGGCGGCGATGAACTTGTCCTTGGTGATGCCCGCCATGGTGTTGGAGGCCTGTGTGGCCGCCTTCTCCATTGTGGCAAAGTCTTTCACGCCAAGCGTCGCCAGCTCGCCCAAGGCCTTTTCCGTGGCCAGGCCCGAGGTTGCTATGAGCGTCAGCCCGCCCAGCACCAGCGCGGCGGCCAGCGCCACCGGGGCCATGGCCACGGCGAGCTTGCCCATGCGGCCACCAAGGGAGTCGACGCCCTGCCCGAGCAGCTTCATCTTCTCCGAGATAGACCCAAGCGGGCCGGAGATCATGTCCATGAGGGACATGGTGGCGAAGACCTTGAACACTTCCACGGCTAGCTGACCTTTGTTCCCTGGAGCCCGGCGAGGGCCTTTAGATGACGTTTTTCAAGCCAGAGGGATTGCGCGACCTGGTTGGCCCACTCCTCCCAGTCGGCGGCGGGCTCGGTGTGCAGCCAGTGGCGGATGAGCGCTTCACTGGTACCGAGCCCGCCCAGCCGGGCCATTGCCTCGTTGATTAGTTTCCCAGGTCGGCCAGTCCCACGGCTTTGATGAGCGCGCCGCCCATGGTGGTCACCAGGCCGGGGTAGCTCTCGCTCTCACGCATGAAGCCCTCGCGGTCGTCGGCGTGGATCACGTCCAGGATGAGATTGCGCGCGGCGGCGGTGGGGTTCTTGGAGGCGGTCGCCTGCATGCGCTTGATCTGCGCGGGCGTGGGCCGGGCGAACCGATAGGACACGGAGACTTCCTCCTCGGTCCAGGGGTCGGTCCAGGTATGGGCGAAGGGAACGAATTTGCGGGACTCGGGGGTGCTGGAATCAGGGGTGGTGCCATCGGTCTTGGACATGAGAAATCCTCCTTGGGGTTGGCGTGGAATGTTTCCACGTCGTGACCCTAGAGGAGGATTGGGACGGTTGCCGAAAGCTGTGCGGGCTATGTATGGGAAGTCCCCGGCCCGCATCAAACTAAACTTTAGAGGTTTAGAACTTCCGTACATCTCGATTTGTATGTAAAGGGCTGGCCATGATATTCAAGGAGCCTCAGCAGATACTCCCGAGCCAAATCCTGGCAATCCTCATATATCTCCCGCTGTTCTATAAATGTCCGTTCGGAGATTGCCGAATGGATAATATCATTCCTCAGCTCATAAAGTTTAGATAGGTCGTATTCCATGTTGACGGAACACAGCATCTCTGCAACGAGCTCTTTAAAATGATATCTATCATCTTTTTCCTTATCAGCGCCTGGCTCATTTACCTTTCTGAACCATTTCTTAACAAATGGAATTCCTGTCTTGTCCGCATAAGTACGTTTAAGAGTTTCTAACAGCATAAACATTATAGCCAGCTTCACTTCCTGCACTTGACCCGTCTCTTCTGCTATTGTGAGCAAATCAATTGCTACATTTAGTTTTCTGCATTCCTTGCACTCTTTGAACTTAACCCATGTTGATTCAATAAAATGCCGTATTACTGCTCCATCATTGGTATCTAGTATCGGCCTGGATGACGGGGTAGACGGGCACTTTACTGTTCTAGAAGAAAAACTTTCGCCGTCCGTTGAATATCCAAAAGGAACAACTTGTGACGAAGAAACAAGCTTTAGCAATGTACAAATATTCTCAACTATTTCCTTGAAAGCCTCTAGCTCAACAGAATCACTTGTTTCTATCCTAGTCGTATACACAGATCCATAACAACTTGATTTGTTGTTAAGTATGTCGGCGTTTTGAATTATTTTTATACATATTCCATCAAGGTTACATTCTATTGTATCCAAAGGCCCTGAGCCATCTTCACGTGTACTGCGTTTTTCGCCAAGTCCGTAATAATTTGCAACCTGTGCTACAAGCATAACCCCCTCCCTTGATTAGAACCTCCCCACCTATTGCACGATTATCGGGTATTCTGCAAATGTGCGGGCCGGAGTTTCCCCCGGCCCTTGTTCTCAACTTGCGTGCAAAACAGCGCGCCCAGCTACGAGGTCGCTAGTGCCGAGCTGGCCACCTTGGCTGCCACCCCGTTCCACTTGATGGGCTCAAGGATCTTGAACTCACACTTGACCGCGCCCACGTTGGCGTTGCCCTGACTGCCGGAGGTGTCGAAGCTGGTGAGCTTGCACCCGGCAAGGGTATCCACCACGGTGCCCATGTCCGTGTTGGCGTAGCTGACCACGATGGCGAAGGGCGCGTGGTCATAGATGCCGCCGCCCGTGACGGTGAGCCCTTTGGCCAGGCGGTCGAACTCCTCCCGGTCCAGGGTCATGGAGCCGCTGGCCTCGTAGTTCTTGCGGCCATAGCCGCGTGGCACGGCCCCGCGCCCATAGCGCGGCTCGATGTCCTGGCCGTCCTTGTAGCTGATCTCGGTGAGCGCCACGGATTCCCCGTGGGGCAAGCGGACCAGCAGATCTTCCCAGTCGTAATTGCGTCCGTTGACTGACATGATTCCTCCTTACGATGCGGACGACGCGGACGTGAGCCTCGGGTCGAAGCTGCTGCCCGCGTAGGCGTAGTTGGCGAAGAGCTTGATCTTCCGGATGATGGGAATGCCGATGAGCGTTGTCTCCACGGCCACGCCGTTGTTCACGTAGTCCTGGCCGGTGGGGATCTCCACCTGGAAGGCGGCCAGCTCTTGCGGCACGGCTGCCGTCATGGTCTTGAGCGCGGTCTCCAGGTTGGCCGAGAGGTAGGCCAGCCCGGCGGCGTTGGCCACCACAAGCGGATCCCCCAGCTCGTCGTACATGGACTTGAGCGCGGCGATGCGCAGCTTGCGCACGGCCTTGAAGGTCACGCGCAGCACTTCCTCGTACTGGTAGTCGCTGGTCACCTCGGCCATGGTCTTGGAGTCGCCCCAGTAGGCCCCGCGCAGGCCAGCATAGACCTTGGCGGTGAGGTACCCGGCATTCTCCAGCGCCGTCTGCACGCCCTCGTTCCAGCCCTCGGGCAGGGTGCCCTGGCTGATGGCCCCGTCGCGCACGCGGCCTGTGGCCCGCTGGACCGGAATGGACAAGGCCCGCCCGGCTTGCAAGCCGCCCCAGTTGCGCAGCTTGCTCTCGCCTGTGGTTTCCGCCACCTCGCCGAACTGGGCGCACACCTGGACGAACCGGCCCGTGAAATCTGCCCGCTCGGTCAAGAGTGCGGCAACCCAGTCGCTCAGATCCTCCCCGGCCTGGGGCAGACGGGCCTCCATCTTGAAGAACGTGGGCCGGTGGGCGTTCCACAGTTCCTCGGCCTTGGCCTGGGCGGCTGCCCAGTCAATGGAGTCGGTCGGCCCGGCCACTTGGATGAACTCCACGTCATACAGCTCCAGCGGAAGCTCCAGCCCGGTCATCACGTCGGTGATGGAAGGCGCGGGGGCCAGCAGCTCGGCGCTGTACGTGGTGCCGCCCTCATAATCCGAGGCGGCGAAGGTGATGGTGACGCCGCTTTCCCCTGCTGCCACCAAGCCGTCCACCGGGATGGTGCGCACCGTGCCGAAAGTGTCTCCGCCGTCAAGCGAGAGCCGGTGCGTGCCGCTGTTGCGACCGCCCCCGCGCACGATCTCAATCACCAGCTGGGCGTCTTGGGTGGGCGTGCCCGCCAGAGTCAGCTCCGGCCCGGTGCCGACCTTGGCCACCGGCCCCACGGCAGTACGCACGCTGAAGCTGTACACCGTGCCAGCGGTGAGGCTGCCTGCCTCGGGCAAGGTGGCGGTTGCGCCGGTGCCCGCCAGCGTGATCTGCGTGGCCGAAGCCTGCGCCTCGCTGAAGGTTGCGCCTCTGTCCGTAGACACCTTGACCGTGGCAACGCCCACAGTTCCGGTGGTAACGACCTCGATGGCCACGTCGGCATTGGACTGGGGCACGCCGGAAACCTGCATGACCGCGCCCACGCCCACCTGGCGCACCGGGGAGATGTAGCCGCCGGGCTGGCCGGTGACCGGCACGGCGATGACAATGGGGTTCTGGCCGCCGGTGACGAAGATGTCGCGCAGGCGGTCCACAAGGGGGCCGACTCCCAAAAGGCCGGCCAGGTCGGAGCGCTTGCCCAAGAGGTAGCCCTTGCCGACCTCACCCTTGGAGCACACGCCCACCACCATGGCCGAGCCATCCACACCGCCCGGCGCAAGGCCGGAGGTCCCGTCAATGAGATATTCGAATACGTCTGCCATGTCGCACTCCTTAGCGGCGAGCGCCGCCGCCCAGCGGGCGGGTGCCCAGGTCGGCCAGGGCCGCCTCGTACTCTGCCGCGCTCACGTGTTTGCCCGGTGCCCAGCCCTGCATCTGGAGCATGGCCGCCTGTTTCCAGGACGGCACGCGGTAGCGCAGCGCCAGGCTGTCCAGGGTTTCAAGGGTCTCCGTCTCGTCCGTCTCGCCCGCCTCGCCCTCCGGGGCATCTTCATCAGGGGCCACGGTTTCCTCCGGAGCTGCCGTCTCGGTCGCCGGGGCGGCTTTCTCGGCCTGAACCGGCTCCGCCCGGGCAGAGGGTTCAACCTCGGTCTCGGCGGGCTGTGCCAGCGCCTCAGCTGCCTGATCGGCCTGGGCGGTCACGCCGCCCTGCTCAGCGGGCACAGGCTCATTGGCGGTGACTTCGGTGTCCTTGGTTTCATCGACAGGGGTTTCGTCGACAGGGATCTGGGTCGTCTTCTTAGCCATGGAATTCTCCTTGGGGTTGGTTGGGGTCATCCGCGCCCCACGTTGGGCGTGATGGTGATGTCCGTAAGCAGTGCCGCCACTTCCTCCTGGGTCACGCGCCAGGTGAAATCGAGGGTGAACAAGCGGGCGCGTTTGCTGAACACGGACACGGCGCTGCCGCCCACCCGCTTTTCCGCATGGCCCACAAAGCTGGCTTTCTGCACCCGCACGGCCACCCACAGGCCACGGGCATCGTTCACTCCACGCGGCAGGGCGGCCACAAAGGCCAGGGCAAAGGCGTCAAGCCACTCGTCGCCCTCTGCCAGCACGTTGGCCACGGTTTCCAGCTTCGCCTTGTACAGCTCGCGCGTGACGCGCTGCACCGGAGGCACGGCCTCCGTGTCCCGGTCGGCGGAAAGCCGCCTCCCGGTGCGTGTGTATGTCTCCGGCAGGTATTGCACTTCAATGCGCGGGCGGGGCAGGGTCAGGTTGTCGCCCACGCCCTCGGTGAACACCCGGCCCACCGGAAGCCCGGCCTGCTCCGCCGCTGTTTGGATGATGGTCAGGACCAGGGCGCGCATTAGCGGCCTCCCGTGAGGGCCTTGGCCAGGTGCTCGGCCAGCAGGGCCTGCACCTCTTCACGGTCCTCTTTGGAAAAGCCCAGATACGGGCGCGCAGGAATGGTGACCTTGAGTCCCCGGCCTGCCTGGCCGCCTTTCTGGTGAATGGCCGCGTATTCCTTGTTGCTGCCCACCAACACGGAATCCGCCGTGGTGGCGGCAGTGATGGAATTGCGCAGCTGGGCCTTGTCCACGAGGGTCTGGCCGCTTTCGGCCTCGGCGCGCTTGGAGGCCTTCCAGGCCTTGCCTTCGGGATCCTGGCCGTCCTGGAAGCGCTGCACCGTGGAGGAGACAAGGGTCTCGCCCACGGTTTTCAGCAACCGCTGGTGGTCGGCCAAACGCTTGGCCGCTCCGCCAACGGTCTTGTCCAGGCCGCCCCAGTTGAGGCTTGCGCCGGTCTTGCCCATGACTACCACCCCCGCCTGTCGAACAGGGGCTCGCGGCTCACCACGGCGATGGACGCCTCTTCCCGGTCGATGTTCAGCCGCTGAGCCGGGGCGGGCAGCCAGAGCTTCCCGCTGGCCAGATCATTCAGCTGGCCGGTGGCATACTTCCACTGCCGTTGCAGGGGCAGCCATTCATTGTCTGTGCTGGCCTCCGTGGAGACAAGCGAGGTAATGGCCTGCACCACCCGGTAGGCGGCAGTGACGGACGTGATGTAGCGAAGCAGTTCCGGCACCTCTGGAAGAGGGAAGACGTAGCAGCGGTACAGCATGTCCTCCACTTCACCAGACACAGCCGCGATGGTCCGGTCCACGATGCCGGGGTTCAGCTCCTCGGCCTTTTGGACGTAGACCGCGAGCAGAAGGTCCGTAATGTGCTCCCGCGTGCAGTACAGCATGGGTCTCCTTCGCGTTTTGGACTAGTTTTGAACTAGTCCGAATGCCCTGGCCTTTACACTGACCCGTCCCGGCCTCTCAGGAGCCCTGAGAGGCCGAAACGGAGACCAGGGGTTTAGGCCACCACGACGGCCTTGCAGATGGTCTTGGGATTGCGCGCCGGGAGCGGTTTGGACTGGGCAATGAGCCGATAGCCCACATCGCCCGGCAGGGCCTCGGGCACCACATGGAACGGCACGGCGGCATTCTGCGCGCTGATGGAGTCGATGGCGCAATACCAGATGCGGGAGGGCGCATCGGTGGCGAAGGCCAGCAGCGCCTTGGCCTCCAGCTTGTCCACCCACTGACCCGTGATCGGGTGCTTGTACTGCTCGTCCATGGAGGTGATGGAGTAGCCGCCGATGACGATGACGCCCTGCTGTGAGATGTCCACGCGCACAGGGTTGCCGCCAGCAGTGCTGGTCCAGCCCTGCACGATGTCCATGAGCATGCCGAAGACATCAGCTCCGGCGAAGAACTCCACCTTGCCGCCCACGCCAGCCTGGCGCACCTTGCGGGCCATGGCCTGCAAGAGCGCATAGGCGTCGCTCACCTTGCTCTCAGTGGTCAGCAGGCCGGGGGTGAGGGTCAGGATGTCGCCGTAGTCGATGGTGTAGGTTTCCACGCCGCCGGTATCCAGGCGGCTGGGCCAATCAAGGCTGCCGGTGTTGAGCACAATGGAAGCCATGGCCTCGGTGGTGTCACGCACCATGCGGCGCAGGGTCTCAATCTTGCCATTGCGCCAGGCGTCCACAGCCCCCTGATTGCCCATGAGCATTTTGAGGTCGTTCAGCTCCGAGGCGGTGACGCTGATGGAGGGCTTGACCGGGCGCGGGGCCACGATCATCACATCCATGCCGTCGCCGCCGACGGACACGGGCTGGCCGTCGCGGCGAACCACAGGCACGGTGCCGGTGATGGCCGTGAGGTCAGAGAGCCCGATGGACGGGAAAGGGTGCGTGGTGCGGGTGCGGAAGGCCTTGTCCATGACGGTGGTCTGCATGTCCGGCAGACTGGTCAAGACCTCCGCAATGGCCTGGGCGGTGAAGAGTCCTTTGAGATTGACGAGCATAGCTGTGGCTCCTTAAACGGCGTAGATGCCGTGGGTTTCCAGGGCGCGCAGGTCGGCAGTCACCAGGGCCGCACTGGCCGCCTTGGTGAGCAGCCCGGCCTTGACCGTGCCATGGGCGACATAGGCGCAGGAGGTCTCCGTGGCCGTGTCGCAGGGGACGTTGCACACGCCAGCCACGATGCCGACCCCGTCCCAGGGGATGAGCAGATCCGTGCCGTCGCGCATGAGCACCAGGCCTGCGGCGTAAGCGCCATTGGCGGCCTTCACCAGGCCGGTGCGAATAATGGGGGGATGGTCGAGGGTGTGGGCCTGTTCGCCGCCCACGGTCCAGGAACCGAGAACACCGTCGTTCATGTGGTCCTCCTACATTTTGCTGGCGAGGTCCTTGGTGACCACGCCAGGGGTTTTAGTGACGGGGGCGGAGAACGCCTGGCCCAGAAGCGGGCTTTCGGTGCGGGTCTCCAGGCTCTGCCAGAAACGCTCCTCCAGGGTGACCTTGGTGCCATCGCTGAACTCCACGGCCTCGGGCACCTTGGCCAGAGTTTCCACCTGGGTCAGGATGTCCTTGTGCTCGCCGGGGGTGACCTTGCCAGCCGCCGTGAGCTTTTCCAGGCGCGCCTTGCGGTCGGCGGAGACACGCTCACCCTTGAAGGCCGCAAAGGCTTGCTCCAGGCCAGCCTTGCCTTCCTCTGCGCTGGCCTTGGCGGCCTCGGCCTCGCCCTTGCCCTTTTCGCTGGCGGCCAGTCTTTCCGTCAGCGCGGCGTTGGCCTCGGTCAGGCTCTTCACCTGCTGCTCCAAGGCCCCCAGCCGCTGTTGCAGATCTTCCGTCGGCATTGTGTTTCCTCCTGCTGTGGGCTCCTCGGCGAAGCACTCCACGGTCACGACGCCATCGCCGTCGTTGAGCTGCACTGGCCCGAGCCCTTTGATTGCGGGTGGTACGGCCCCGAGGAGCCCCACGTGGCGGAGTCTTGTTCCGCCGGGGTGTAGCGCCATGGAGACGTACCGGTAGAGCCCACTCTGCACGGCCTGGCTCAGCTCCGCCGGAACCTGCGCGATCTGTGCGAACAAACGTCCGCCTTCTCGTTTGAGGCCCCGCACCCAGCCGTAAGCCGGGTCGTCAGTCTTCGGATGGCCCAGCACCAGCGGCGCTTCCTCTTGCTTGGGGTCGTAGTTGGCGATGATGGCGTCGAGGTCGGCAGTGGTGAAGCTACGCGGTGTGCCGCCGCTGTCCTTCCAGGTGCCGGTCTGGCCGATGGCGATCCAGGGATCTTGGCTTGGCGTGGGCATGGTTGACTCCTTGAAAATGACGGATTAGATGTGAAGGACAAAGGCGATGACTATGCCTAGTTGCTCCCCTCCGCCCCGCGCGCACTCTCTGGGGACGGCGCTTGACGGCATAACCACTGAACCTCCGGCAGGCGGGGGGTCGTAAGTAAGTGGGTCGCTTGCTCCGGTTGGCCTGCCTAATCGGGACTGTTCCAACGGAATTGTCGTGGCGGCGTACCCTGAATGCCCTGTCCGAGCAGGGGTCGTAAGCAAGGGTGCCGCCTGCCCGGAAGGCCGAGTAACTTCCGGGCCGTTTCTTTTTACGGCTCACGGTACAGCAGCACGCCCTGCCGCTGTTGCTCCAGGTACTCAAGAATGCGCTGTTCCGACCTGTCCGCCTTGGGCAGGAATGCCGTGGTGCCTACCCACCCCCGCCCGCGAACCAGGTTGCAGACGCTAAAGCCCCCCACGCGTTTCCCCCCAGCCTGAAACAAGCGGATCAA